CCTGCGTGGCGTCGGCCGTGGTGGCGTTTTGAAGATTGAAGGGTAACGTGCAGGGCACGTTGGCTTGCGCAAAGGTGGCCCAGAGGGTGAGAAAGAAGGGAAGAAGCTTTTTCATGCTGTTGTCCTACTGAAACCAGAAAATCACGAGGCCACCCGAGCGACCTGCGATTCCCGCAGTCGCAACATTATTTGCAGCCCCATTGGCTCCGGGAGCAAATAGACTACTTCCGGCTTTTCCGCCCTGACCGGTAGCTCCAGAGGCACCACCGATATCGGCCACAATACCGGCTTGCCCGGAATCTCCAGTGATATTCACATCCCCATTAGTTGCCGTTCCACCGGCTGTCCCTGCCGTTTGAGTGTTGTTGGCAGCAACAGCCGTTCCATTGCTACCATTGGCCGTTAAAGTTGTGATCGATTGCGTCCCGCTGGCAAGCGTCGAGGCCGTTCCGTTACCGCCCGATGTCGAGGATGTGCCCGCCGCGCCAAGAGCCCCCTGCGTATAAGCCAAGGTGTTTCCAGGTGTAAGACCTGTGAGGTATTTTTCAAGGTAGCCTGCGGCACCGGAGCCACCTGACGCTGCATAATTGCCGCTTGCGTTGGCGCCTCCGGACCCGCCACTGCCGCCCCACATCCGGTTAAAAGATTTAGTAGCCGTCGCCGGGATCGTGATGGTTTGCGTCGAGGAATAAGCGACGATCGAGACCAGCCCGCCGGTGCCACCGCCTCCTGCGGCCCATGAAAGAATGCCGGTGCCGTCCGTCGAAAGGACGTTGTTTACCGCGCCGTTGTTCGCGGGAAGCTGAAACTTGGTCCCGGTCCCCGCCGCCGCCGCAGTCTGAATGATAACGCTGCCGCTGGTCGATCCATTGAGCGTGATCGAACCGCCGGTGCCGCCGTTGGTCCCGAGTACCGGAGTTTGCGTGTCGGTCTCGTTGGCCGTCGATCCGGTTGGATTGCCCTTGAGCGTATCTGCCCCGGCTTGCGCCAATTTGGCATTCGTTACTGCGTTCGCCGCAATCGTGGTCGCGACCGTTCCTACGGTGCTTGTCACGTCTCCGGTCAGTGCCGGCATGCGTCCGGCCGGCAAGGTGCCGCTGGAGATATTCGCCGCGTTCGTAGTGTCGGTCGAACACGACGGCGCGGAATTGGTCAGGTCGGCACAGACCGGGGAAGCCTTGGTCGCCAGTGTAGCGAAAGCTACGTTGTTCGTCTTGGTGCAGATGATCCCCGACGCCCCGTAGGTGCAGTCGCCGGCCAGTGCCGTGTCGGTGCTGACGCCTGACCCGTTGCCGATGAAAAAATGAAACTGGCCGAGCGCCTGCGTTACTGCCCCGTTCAACGTCACGGGACCGTTGAATATCTGCGCGCCCGTCCAGGTGTTTGCCAGCCCGAATGGGCTCTTGAAAGTGCCGTTGAGCGCAAGGAAGCTGTCGGTCTGCGCCGCCGCTGGGGTTGCGGCCAGTAGGGCAAGAATTGCAAGAACCTTCTTCATCCGACTACCTGATAAGCGAACGTGCGATCGTTGCGTGAGTTATTAGCGTGCGTCACCACGAACTGACCGGTCCCCGGCACAATCGAGGTTGTCGCCATGTCGTTGGCCGCGTCCTGAGTTTCCGGAGAAATCAGCACAACCGAACTGGGCGTGCAAGGGGCCACCACCGTAGTTGTCGTGACGTTGGGACTGAGCGTGAAAGTGCCAATGCCGAGAATGCCGACCAGATGAATGCCGTATGGTGTGCTGGAGGGCGGTACTGCACTTCCCGAAATGGTACCAAGGTCGGTCTGCAAATAGCCCAGAAGCTGGTAGCGCATATGCAGGCGGCCGATCTTCACACCTTGCGCGCTCAAGCCCGCCGCCGCGATCGTCAGCCGGCGGAACACTAACGGCTGGTGCCAGTTCAGGGCCCGTGGCGCCAGCGCATTCGCGGCGCCCTGCCACAGCGCCTGCCCCCACGTAAAAGATCCCCACAAGGTCAGTGCACCAGTCGCCGCGATCGTCACCGTGTCGAGCACCGTGTTGTTCTGGTCCAAGGCATTGACCACGATATTGAACGTCGGCACCAAGGCCGCAAACAGCGTCGCCTCGATAATGCAGGCCTCGACCATCTGGTCGGTATCGGGAAGAAGCGCCGTCTGCCACGCATAAGTCAATTGCGCCCCGATTTCCACGTAGGTACTGGTCGCACTCTGGACCTGATCCGACTGGAAAATCTTCGCACCCTGCCCGATGATCGTAATCAGGAAGGTGTTGTTCCACGGTGAAATCATCGACACGTTCGTGGTGTGCGGCCCCGACCACACCTGGCGCACGAAATCGTACCACCATTCCTGTTGCGGGCTGCCGGTCGCAAGCCCGTTTTGCACTTGCACCCGGTAAACGCCGCCATTGAAAGCCGCGTTCATACGACTGGGGGTGAGAGCGAAGAAGAACGGCGCCGTAACGCCGTCGCCAGCCTTGCCGATCGGAGGCGTCACCCGCGCGTCGAAGGTGATGACTCGCAGCCCGTCAGGCGCAATGAAGGCCAGCCCCTCCGTTGTCGGCGTCACAGTATTGGCCCCGAGCGTCCCGGTCGCCACGTTGAGACTGTTCTTGGACAGATTACTAAGCGCAAAATCGCCCGTAATCTGGTAGATGTTCGCCAGCCCCTTGAACACCATCAGCGACTGGACGATACCGCCAAGCTGGTTTTCGAGTGGCAGGCCCGCCGCAACCGTCAGCGCCACGTTGTCATCGTAAGTAATAATCTGGTTGGCGTTGGTTATTTGCGTCGGAATCAGCACGTCCGAGAAATAGGACGCCGGCTGGGCGTTCGGCGGATTCACCAGGAAATAACAGCGGCCGTTGAAATTTGCTACCCATTGCGGGGGCGCCAGCAGAGCGTTGATGGACGTGTTGGCCGCACTCCAGGCCGGCGCCGCCGGGTTGGTGATATCGAGCACGCCAAAGAACGCGCCGCCAGCCCCCGTGAAACCCGGATGGGCCACGATGATCTTGGTCCCCACCAGAGCCATGACCGGCGGATTCCACTGTCCGGACGAAGGCGGACTGGCCGGCGTATTGCCGCTGGTCACCCCGGAAATCGTGACGAAGGTACTGGTCAGAAGGTTGTAGCAAAATGGCTCATCATTGCCGGGATTGCGCGCCGTCGCCACCATGCCGAATTGGAAATTGCCAACCACGAGATCGACGGAGATGAAGCCCGGCGTGTTGAAACCGGCAAAAGCCGTAAGTTGGAGCGCCGCCGGCCGGCACTCCCATAGGTCCTTGGTCGACGGGTCTGGAATGAGGTTCGATAATGACGCCATGGCGCCGCTGAAAGCCGTGGAACTGTCCAGCGTATCGGAAACGCCTCGCGGCGACCACACGATGGGGTGGGCCTTACGAAGGGCCATCAGCAAGCCTTTCGTTGAAATTCTTTAGTCTTAAACGGGTATCCGGAAGCAAACGCTGAAAGTGTGCATCGCGGACAAAATAAAGGATCGTTTTTACAATTGGACATTACAGCCCAATATACGAGATCTTCGGTTTCTGCGCCAAAGTGTTCATCAAGCTTAATCAAATTAGCCGGAACTGCCAACCATTTATGTAACCAGTCCGGATCGTATCTTGTCACGATTCACCACCCTATATTTTTTGTATTCGGCAGCTTGTTCCAATCACTGCTACCGAACCGCCGCCGGTCCAGTTCCACGGTCTTAGCGCGGCCTTCAGGATCGTCCTTCAAGGTCAGATATCGTCGTAAAAGTACCCCGGCGCCCTGCGGGTTGACTTGTTCGGAACTGGTCAGGAAACTTGCCGCGCGATCGTCATCTGCCAGTGCCATCATTTCGCCGGTCAAGCGCGTCACCAGATAGTTGGTGTACGGGAACCACGGCACCGTGGCGCTAGTTTCGGGCGTCGTAATGTCGGGCATGAGCGAAAAGTAGCGCACCGATACCGGCACGCTGATCGATGGTGGCGGCCATACGAACTCCTGAGCTTGCCCAACGCCTATCTGGGGTGAGGTCTCGACGTAAAAATTGCGTGGGAAGTCCGCAAATCCCGGTTGCTGCGTCAGCGCATCATATTCCCACTGTTCGCAGCGCACCATGAAATAGGGCTGCCCATTGTAGGTATAGAACTGCTTGCCCTGCTGCGAACGCAGGTAATCAGTCGGAAGCAGGTAAGGCCCCAGACCGGTATTGGTGCCAGCGGGGCCGGTATTAAAGTTGAACGTGAACAGCTTGCGGGCCTGCGCAATGTCGTAAGTCATGCACAGTTCTTGCAAGATAGCGTTGAGCTTCTGCCCCGCCTGCGAGGTGAATCCCGGCGTCTTAGCTGCCTGGTTGGCCAGAGTGACGATTTGAGCCGCTGTCAGGGACATGACTCGCCGCTCCATTCACCAGAGGGGTGCACCGGTCGATGGCGTTCTGTGCCTTCTCGATACCTTCACGATACCGCTCCAGGCTGACCCTGAGATTATGCCGGGCCTGCTTCTCGGCCGGCGGCAGCTTCTCCGGATCCCAAGGACCTTTGCGATCGCTGGACTCATAGCGCGCCTGCGCAAGCTGGTCCATGGTCTCCATCTGCATAACCAAGGACTTGGCTACACGCTGCTGACCCTCCAGGTCTTCCCGCGCCTGCTGAAGATCGTACCACGCAATCTGCCGGTCTGCCGCCTTGCCCATCTTGTCAAGAAGCGCGTCGATATCGGCCTGATTTGCCTCGTTAGCTACGTGTGTTTGGAACACGATCGTCCGCCGGGCGTCCTTGTCAAGCACGACCTGATACGAAAACCCGAGTGCCGGGTCTGCCTTCATGGTCTTGGCTTCCGTCATCGCCCAATCCCCAATAGCGTAGCCGGATTCGCGCCCATCAGTTGCCCGGAACTGACCTCAAGGTCGCGCGGCCGGCGATTGTCCATGAAATTCTGTGCCCCCACATAAGACGGCGCACGGAACCGGCGGCGGGTCTTGGTATCGCGCACCTCGGTTTCTTCCTCGTGCGCCCACCCGCGCGCCTGTTGTTCGACCAGAACGGCGAACACCGACGATGTAACGTGGTGCAGACGCTGGTGAAAATACTGCACCCCATCGAGCATGATATACTCGGAATGTCCGGCCAATTCCAGGAAGATCGGCACCAACTGCTCTTTGGGATCGCTGGCCTTGCGTTCCTCATCAATATAACGGTCAAGCAGCGCCTTTTCCTCGCGGTCCTTCATCTCGTTCTGGACCGTCAGGCGGGCTTTTTCCCGAATCGCGTCCCGCTCCTTCTGAGAAAGCAGGTTAAACGTGCTCGGGTCGTCGCGCTGGCGCTCAATATCGATCCTGCGACGGCGGTCCTTCGCCAAGTGCTCAGGAGGCGTACCTTTTTCAAGAATAGTCATGTATGTACCCATGATGCGCTAGCCGCAGCCCGCGCCGAAACGATGATCGGCCAGCCGGTCGCGTCGATGCCGACATAGTCGCCCGGCAAGAGTTTCAGCCATCCCCGGTTAGGAACAAACAACTGCCCGGCACGCGACCACCCGCCCATGGCAAAATTGATCGGTTGTGCCGGATTCTGGTCGTCCTTGATGGCTTGTTGGATCGTCGCAATATCGGCGTCCAGTTGTGTCACGGAGAACACCGTACCGTCCTGCCGGGTATAAGATCCCGGTTGCGACAACGCTGTGAGCGTTGTCGTTCCCGCTGTGCCGAGCGTTGCCGTCGCCATTTACGGATTCCCGGTCGGCCAACCTTGCGCTTTCGCCAGATTGGGCGCGAGGTTGAGTTGCGCCGCAATATCGGCCGCCATCGCATTGGTCAGGTTGGTGATGTCGGTCGAATTGAGCGTATTGCCCGTCCCGGCACCGTTCACAACTGGCAGCACCGCCGGGTTGTTGTTGAGAATGAGAATTTGCCCCGTCCCTCCACCCGAACCGGGGAGGGACGGTGCCGCCAGCGCCGCCATGGGACCGGAACCTGGACCGACAAAAACAAGTTCGGCCTGATATTTTAGTGCGTAAGGCATATTCTGCTCCTGTTCAGGGGGAGGTCCGAAGACCTCCCCCATCGACCTTCCCGGATTAACCGAAGGTCACGCTGAAGGCCGACGTGCTTTCAACCCGCATGAAGAATTGCACGTTTTCCAAAAGCGTCCCATAAAACGCCTTCCAGCCAACCACGCGCAACTGGTTGAGCGGGTCAGACTTGTCGGCGTCCTTCAGATAAGTAAACCGCACGTTGTCCAAAATTACCTGCCCGTAAGCGCCGCGACCGAAGATGAAGCAGGGATAGACCGTAACGCCCGTTGCCGGCGCCGCTGGCGGCACCTGCGGGGCACCGACGCCTGTAATGACGACCGTCTGACCTGGTGCAAGCTGCGTTGCCATGCCGGCATAGGGCCCGACTGCTGGTCCGGCAGCACAAACCCCGAGATTAAACACCGAAGACGAGCCGGCGTTGATGTAAACATTGAAGGTGAAATTGGGCAACGCCGGCAGAACCACCGAAATCGAGCCGTTGGGGCCAGTCACCGACAACGCACCCGATACCTGATAGATGCGGCTCTCGTACTGGTTCTGCGTATCCGACGCCGTCACCTGAATGAAATAGTTGGCGTTGGTCGCAAGGCTGCCAGCCGTCCCCGGCGTACCGGTAATTTGCGCCACCCCGGTGAACGTCGGAACGAGGTTCGAACGACAGAATCGGATGCCACCCCATTCGCCAAGCTCATAATTATAGAGCCGGTTGAGATCCGAGAACGTCCACGCTTGGTTAATGGTCGGATTCTCGCGCATGTCCGCCACCGCAAGGGTGTGGAGGACCGCTGTATAATGCGGCATGCCGCGCGGATTGTCCGATGCTCGCTGACCGCCCGCATTGGCGTCGAGACGTGTATCCGTCATCTCGTCACCGTTGTAACGCGGTGCCCCAAGCGTTTCGAGAATGGCAGTCGCACGGGTGATTTCGTGGGGATTGAGCACGTCACCAGCAAGAAGCGAAGCACGCGCGCCACGCGAGTTGACGTAATTGACCTGCGGCCCGGCCAGTAGGTTATTGAAGGTGTTGCGTTCGAGGGTTTCGGCAATCTGAAGGCCAAGAATCTCCTTGGCCTTGACAAACAACGGGTGCTTGATGGTCAATTCGCCCACGTCCGTGATGGTGATCTTGTCACCCCACTGCTGGGCTGTCGCAGAAACCTGGGAAATGGTCATCTGTTGTCCGACCGGCGCAACGCCTTCGGACAACGGCGCGTAGGGCAGCGGCACGCGGTTGTAACGAGTAGCCGTGTAGGCCGTACCGCGGCCTTTGGGAAGCGTCAACGGATCGCCGAACTGGTAGACCACAAGCTGGCGACGGGCCAGGGGGAGCGTTTCGTCGGCAAGATAGCCTTCGATATCGGCAGCAAACGCGCCAGCAATGTTGGTAGCCATCGATCACACCTCCAAAACGGGCGCGACCGCGGCGCCCCTCATATTTCCATACTCTCCAGCCGCTTCGCCCGCGCTGCCGCTTCGTTCGCCGGGCGGCGCCCGGCATTGGCCACATCGCTGCGGCCGCCTGTCGGCCGAACCTGCTGGCGCGCCACTCGCTGCTGGCTTTGTGCCCGCTGTTTTTTCACCTCTTTGGACCCTTGATTGGCGAGTACCTTTTCGCCGATCAGGAATTTCAACAACACCTCGCGGGGCACCATCTGGCCTTGCGCCATCAGTTCCTGCCGCTTGGCCTCGACTGCTGCCGCATAACGCTGGTAGCGCGGGTCGATCGTGGCCTTGGCATCGAACGCAACTTTGTCCGTCATATCGCTCGTCTGCAAGCGCAAGGCGTGCATCTGCACCTGATTGCGTCGCTCTGCGCGCTCGTAACGCGCCGCAATGCGCTCATCCGGCGGAAGAAGCGAAATGCGTCCTTGGAACTGTTCCTCGCTTTCCTCTTGCGGCTGCTGAATCTGCGGCTGCGGTGTTCCGCGCCGCTCCAGATCCGACAATCGCTGCTGAAGTGCCCTGTTCTCGTTCGCCAGACGCTGAAACCGGTTCGAGCCCCGCGTCTGAAGAGGCGCTACATCTTCGCTGTCCCCAGCCTCTTGTTCCTCGCCAAGGTCGAGGGCGGTGTCTTCGGTTTCGAGTCCGGTGCCTTCCCCGAACTCTTCGGCATCATCGGTTTGACCTTCGATTTCGCCTTCGATTTCTTCATTATCAGGCTCCAGGTCCTGAACAACTGGTTCGCGCGCCATGTTAGGAGTTCCTTCACAGTCACCTTACGGGTGCAAGTCGATCGGCGCCTTACGGGTGCCAGTCGGTGTGCTTAAAGTGCAACATCAAATCAGTATAGTCAAGTGCCTGGACGGATTAGCCCTTCCCCACGCCGCAAGCCGTCTAGGGTACGCTCGATCGTATCAAAACGCCGGTCCATACCGTTCATGCGTTCTGCCTGCTGATCTTGGCGCGATGTCGTCACGGCGACGCTCGTGTTCAGTGCAATCAAGCTGCCGACGCTTTTCTTGATCTCGGATATTTCGGCCGCCTGCTGCCGGCCGATGAACTCGAACCGCTCCGTCATACGACCAACCTTAAAAAGAACCGCAGCCGCCGAGCCTACGACGGCTGCGATCTCTAAGGCTTTCAGTGCAGCATCAAGTTGGGATGCCACATCGCTCATTCACGACCTCGTCAATTCAAGAAAAGAGCGGCCCTTACCATGAACGAGTTGTCGGCCGCGTGCTGATCGGAGCGAAAGCTGGCAGCGGCCAGTGTCGGATCCTGGAGCACGACGCCGTGCGTTCCGTAGTTCGAATACCGGTAGCGGAGCCCGACTGCGAAATGGTCGCCAATCGGCTTCCAATCGACGCCGGCACCTACGGTCCAGCCGGTATGAATGTTGTCGGCCGAAGCCTTCAGGTCAACGAGCGGGGCGCCAGTTGTCGTAACCGTTCCTGTCGTATCGTTCTTGATCTCGGCCAGTGCCAGACCGCCGAATCCATAAAACAGAAACTCACGCCGTGGTCCAGCGGTGAATCCGAGCTTGCCAATCCAGTAGGCGTCCCACGGCTTGCTGACAACTGACGCCACATTTACACCGGCGCCAGTCGGTGTGACGATTCCGCCCGTAACGGTCGAAACCGGTGCAACTGCCGAACCACTCGAATTGAGGCTCGACAGATCGCCGCCGATCTCTGTGCCGATCACAAATGCTCCCGGAAACTGGTAATTCAGCCCGACGAAGATGCCGCCAGCGAATCCGACTGCATTGGGGCCGAATGCTCCAGGATCGCCAAGAGCAACCAGAGTGCTGGAGCCCGGCACAACGGGCCCGCTAACACCGGCCCCGGTCAGGGGCTTGGCCCCGAACTCGCCGCCGATTTCGCCACCGAAGTAGAGACCGCCCCAATTCGCCGCTGCGGGCGCGCTCATGTAAGGCGGGGCTTTTGCCAAATCCGCCGCGTAGGCCGGAAATCCAGCCGTCAAAGCCGTCAACGCGGCCCAAACCCTCAATAGACGCTTCATGTGTTCACTCCTTTGGTTAGGCGACCAAACTACGACAGGTTCATCACCAAAGGTGTCACCCGGAAAACACAGGCGTCAAGTTTTCGACTTCTCGCCCAAAGCCGGCGCATTCGGCATTCCGGGCGTCAGGTGATTTATGACATCGTTGACCGCTTCCTCCGGTGTTTTGTTCTCCACCTTGGCTACAGTCTGGATCGCCTGCAAAACAACAGGCCATAGTGCGCTCATTAATTGCAACCACTGCATTTTCAGGTACTCCTTCAATTCAGAGAGCCATTCCTTGTGCTTTCTCGCAACAGTCCTTCGACCGGTCAAGCCACCCCCGGCCGTATTTCTTGAACTTGCGCAGGCTGCGGTACTCCGCGTCGCGCTGGACCGTCATCTGTACGATCAACTTTTTGGTGTCGGCCGACGTCACGCAAGCGCGCTTGACCGCTGCCATGGTCACGATCCCGAAATGGCCGTCCACAGCCACGCCAAGCGCGCGTTGCAAGAACAGGACCGCTTCGTGTTGCCCTTCGTTCACATGCACGTCGAAGAAGACGAGGTCGAGCCCGCCCGGCAGCACCTCGCAGTAGGGTAGCCAATACGAACGCAGGTAGATCTCGTCCACCGTGGCATCCGGTGCCTTCCACACGTCGCCACCGGGGATCTTGTGCAGTTCGCACCACGCATCGTACTCGCATTGCTCGATCCCGCGCGAAGTGCGCCCGCCCGGATCATCCGGATCATCGTCGTTGCCGCCTTCCCAATGACGGACGAAGGCAAGGCAAGGCTTAAAATTGTTCTGCATGGGATCACCTGTAAAGGGCGCCGATCGCCCCCGCGGGAGCAAAAGTGATCGAAGTCGGCGACACTGGCAGGATGGTACCCACCGGCGGAAAAGTCGTGAAAGTAATCGTCGTGCCGTCCGAGCCCGTAAGCGTCAATCCCGTCAAGGTGTTCATCACCACAAGGGCGTCAACCGCTTCTGACGGCGACGCAGCAAACGGGCCAAACGTCGCGCCACTGGCCGGCGTCGAAAATCGCGTGTAAGTCGCGATACTATCCAGATTGCCCTTGATCGCCATCCATTATCCCCTCTGTCGCAATGCCGGCGGCTGGCCCGACATGGGACCGATCTGGTCCCTTGGTATCATGCCTGGAGGCTGCTGGCCACCGCGCGGCATACGCGGTTGCGCTCCTGCCCGCGGTCCCGGCCCGCCTCCAGGGGCGCCTTGTGGCCCCCCGCCAGCCATTTGTTGAATCTGCTGCGCAAGCGCCGCCTGCTGCTTCAACTGCATCTGAAGCATGTGCCGCTGCATGTGCACGCGCACATTGCCCAGCGGATCGCCGCCCTGCATGGCCTGCTGGTGCGCTTTGAGATGCTGCGGATCGTCATCCTGCGGGTGCACCGCAAGGTCGATGCCTTCAGCCAGCCACTCATTCTCAAGCTGAGGTTCGAGCGTCATCTGCGTCTTCTCGTCCTCAAAAACGAGAGGGGCGAGACGCGGGCCGAAAATGTTCTCGACGGCGTGCGTGATGACCGGGACGAGGTTGAGACGGTGGCCCTGGTACTGCTGCGGCGGGATTTTCGTCAACACCCCGAGGAAGGCAATCTGCTGCTGGACCTGCTGCATGTTGCGGGCCTGCTCCACGCCGAACCAGCGGTAGGAATATTTGCGGTCCATCTGAATCGGCGGGATCCACTCCATCTTGGCCCGCAGGCCCTTCTCGCCAAACTGACGAACCAGGATCTTCTCGTTGCGGAACTGGTGGTCCAATTCGACCATGAAACTGACAACAGGTGTCAAAATACCTTCTTCGATCACCGTCACGGCGTCTGCCGTGGTGAGAATATCGACCTGCTGCTCACGGGCTACATCGGCCTGACTGGGCTTGGACTTGCTCTGGCCGGTCTGCGTGATCGCCGCTGGACTGACCGACAGGGTCTGCATAATCTGCGCCTTGCAAGCAGCCACGATCTCGAAACCGGACTTCCACAAGTCGGGAAACTTGGCGAACTGTGTGTCGTTCGGGCTGGTCTCCCATACCGCCGCGAGACTGAGGACCATCGACCCAATACGCGGATTCTTCTCCGGGTCCGTCATCACGATCGGCATCATCGAGTACATCGACGAATCCGCTGCTTCGTTGATCATGTCGTTGGCGTAATACTGCGTCTTGTCGCACGGTGCGATCTTGGAACGACCCTTGAAGACACCCTGGATCTTCTCGACGGGCACGGAAAACAGCGGACACTTGTCGGACCAGTAGGGGTTGCGTTTAGCACATGGCGGCTTGTCGTCGCCGCCGAAATAAATCCGGCACAACCGCCGCTCACCATCGATCGTCAGTTCTGTCCAAGTCTCGTAAACAAGGGCGTGCTTCGTACCTCCTGCGGTCTTAATCCCGGCAGCGTCGACCATGGTCTTGGATTTATCGGCAAGTTTGACAGATCGCTCGCCTGACATCTCTTCCAGCAATTGATCCGCCAGTTCGTCCGTTATGTCGCCGTCCGCCCGCATCTGCTTGATCTTGGCCTTCGACCAGCGACGCAGGATCGTTGCCGAACCACCTTCAGCAAGGGCATCCACCACCGTTTCCGCAGTAGGCGGCAACAGAAGAACGTCAGAGTCGGCAAGCACCTCGACATGAGGACGGGCGTCGGCAATGTCCTCTTCCTCGATATCATCCGTCGTCTCGCCGGTCTCAAGACCGTCGACTTGCAACGGTTTCTGAGTTCTCCAGGCCACATGCCGCTTGCGTTTGATCCAACCGACATAGACGTTGTAATGCCCCTCGACATCGCCATTGCGGCATAGTGCCGGCACCACCGTCGTGCGGAGCTTGCATCGCCGGATGTAGTGCTCGATCAGACTCATCTCATTCTGCGGAATAGTGCCGTCTTCCGTCGTCACTTCGACGAACCGGCCAGCCTGTGGAAAAATCTGGTTGGTGAACCGCGTCGTGCGCGCGTTCACGGCGTCATGTACGATCGGCAGAAAAATCTTGGAATTGCCCTGATAATATTGCTGTTCGCCAAGCTTGCAGTTATAGATTTCCCAGTAATCCATCTGGGAGTTGGCCCGCTCCTGCTGATTTTCGAATCCCTTCTCGATATCCTTGTAAAGTTCGCGGAGCGCCTCCACGATCTCGGGGTCTTTCGTCAGTTCCTCGTCCCGGTCCGGCAGGTCCGGAGTTTCGGACACAGCCTCGTCCGGATCAGTGCGCGGGTTAGGCTTCTTGCTGGACTTGGCCATGAACTACCTTGTCGCCAAAATTGTCTTGTACCGTCGGCCGTCGGGAGAAGTCGCGTAGCGCGCCTCGTCCTCCGGGGTATCCTGCCCGAAAACCTGCATCGCAGCAACGAAGCTCTCGAGAGCCTCCATGACGACCCGATAAGGCCCGGCCATGGGGTCGGCAGAAACCCGACCGCGCTTGTCCACTTCGTAGGCATAGCCGCCGGCGAAGGCATTGAGGGTCCATCGCGCCGCCTGCGCAATCGTGATCAGAGGTTCTTCCTGTCGGCGTTGGGCAAGCAGGCTACGTATGCTTTCCCGTCCGCGTACAGGGTCGCCGCCGTTTCGCAGTCCAAGTTGAATCTGTTTGGCGGTACTACGAAGGCCCACAGTATCAACCACGCTATCCCCAACAGGAGGCACAACCGCCCGAATGACGCCACCTGCCTCCAGGGAAGCTTGCGCCACGATATCGGCCAGAACTTCTCCGGGAGGACCTTCTCGCAACCAGTCGGCATGAACACGGGCACCCCCATCGGCGGTTTGAAGCAGGATCGCAGCAGTGTATTGAGCCGTGGCCTGCACGGCAAGCCACCACGGGGCACGCAAGCGGATCAGCGTATCACTGACATGGTCGCGAGAAAAGCCATCAAATACAGGCAGACCAGCCCGCATAAGGAGAGCATAAGCAAGCGCGTTGGGAAAATCCTTCCGCCCCGTCGGAAAAGCAAGAAGCTGGCCACGCGCTTCAGGCGTAACATTTACGAATTCCACCTCACCTGCCTTGAAGAATGGCTGTAAGCCTTTTATGAAGCTGTCTTTCCCGCGCGGGGGAATTAAACGCCGCAAGGGCAGAAGCTGACGGCGCTGCAAGGCGCGATGGCGCAATGGCTGCATGATGAATTCCTCCAGCCCCGTCGCCTCCACCCCCAGTTCCGCCAACGACCACTTGTCGTCTGTCGCCAGCATGTCGTCTACAATCTGGTCCGGAAGCCATAGTTGCGCGTCCCCTTCCCATACCACCAGCCGGTTTCGTATCCACGAAAACACCGCCTTTCCAGTCATCGCCGATTTCTGGCCCGTAGTGCGGGCCGGATCGTAGGCCGCATAGACGGCTTCCCAGGTCCGCACATGCCCGATGGTTTTGGCTTGCCCGTCCACGAACAGCCGCGTCCCCGGGTCCTCCGCTTCGCACATATATTCACAGTTAAAATCGTGCAGGAGCCCTTGCCGCTCGTATTCCGCGCGCTTGACGGCAATGTCCTCCAGATTGAATTTTTCCGGCCACAGCGCAACCCATTTGCCCGGCGGCAAGTCGTAGCGTTCGGTGCCCGTGTCAGCCTGCCCCATGATGGGAAATCGCAGGTGCCGCCACGCCGCGTCTTTGGAAATGCGAACAATCACCGCGTCCTGATCGAGCCGGTTGCCAAGAAACCTGATGCGATGTTTCTTGGCGTCGAGCGCGGGAATGAGAGTGCGGTAAAGCCAATGCATCATGGCTTCGCGCGCATCCGGCGTGCGCACCGTTTCTTCGTCCTCCAAGTCGTCGATCAGCACAAAGTCGGGACGCGCATCGAGATACTTGGTGCCGCGCATCGACATGCCGCTACCGAGCGCCGTAATGCACACCCCGTTGTTGAGGACGATGCGGCCTTCCCCCCAGGTCGGGCCCTCCAGCGAACCGAAAAGCTGGTTGATGTAGGGGTTGACCACAAGCTCGTTCTTGACCGCCGTAAGGCGCTCCTTGGCGCGCGGGTAACTAGCGCCGATCAGGATCGCATTCCTGAAATCGCGGAACAGGGAACCGATGATGATCCCTTCCTCGGCACGCGTGGACTTGGCGCTATCGCGAAAGCCTTCGATCACCACTTGCGGATGCGCACCATGAAAGGCGTCGATGATATGGTAGTGGAACGGTGGGGTGGCTAACGGGTGACGGTGCTGAAAAAGGACATGGTGGGCGAGCCGGCGGTTGGCGCCAAGCTCGAACCGGGTGCGGTTTTCGGGGGAGAGCGTCGCAAGATCAACCATAAATCCCTTTGATGTACGAGTGGTAATACTTGCCCGGCGAACCTGCCGAAACCAAACCCTCGTAGATTTCCGGCGGCACGTTCGAAAAACTGTAGGTCCCGCCACTGGTGAAGCCGACCGTCAGTTCCTGCGTCTCGTCATCGTATCTTGCACCGGACAAGGCTGTGGAGTTAAGTGGTTGTTCTCGTACTGTCATTTCAGGAGCCTCTCATGAAGCGGATATGGTCTGTCGAAGAACAGTCTTTCAATGACCCAGCCAGTGGCCTCGGGTTTGAATTCACGTCGCCGGGAACCGAGAATCCCGACCATCCGACCGATGGCGAGGTCGTGCTGAAGGTCTACAACCAGGCCCGCGGCATGGTACTGGCGATCGCGTTCGATCGCAACGGGATGAAGGTTTCGTCGGATATCGTTCACACCGCGGAATCACCCGTACCGGAGGCAAGTCCGACGGCTGTCCACCCCGATAAACCCGCCGAACTTGCCAAAGCCGTAGAATTCTGACAGGCTGCTTCGTGTGGAAACTCTTCATGCGTTTCCTCCCGTGACTGGCCACTCCCGTTTCATGAAACCGGCGGGAGTGGCTTTTATTCTTCAGGATAGCTATCTGGTTCTCCTACCGGGTCGCGCACGTCCTCGTCGTCATCGTCATCGATACCCGTCTCGTCGGGTGTTATTGTTGCAGTCATGGCATCCAAAAAAGTCCGGGTGCCGTCAACTTTCATATCCCAATCCTCTGGTACGCGCACACGTGTCAGCACACGGCCGGCATGCGTGCCGGAAGCCGGCCATCGGTTCCTCCATCGCACGTACTGGTCAAGCCTTTCCCACGTCTCTCGCGGACCGGCCAGGTTGACGGCGAGGTGGCAACGCCGGCAGATATACGTCGGCTGGCCATCGTCGATCACCGGCGTGTTGTGGTCCCTGACCAGCTTTGCGCGCGTGCCGCAAATCGGGCAGCCAGCGTGACGGTTCGGTGGCGCGAGGCGCTCTTTCTGCGCACAGGTAATGCAGGTCGGCGACAGGAAGCCCTTCGGGCCGCGGGCGAAGAATTCCGACGTGTTGGGGAAGCTCGCCTTGCAGCCACGGCAGGTCTTCACCGGCGCCCGGCGCAGGCGGATGTAATCTGCCCATTCCTTGCGAGCCTGGAGGACCTGTTCGGGGCTGGCGTGGGGAGAGAGTTTTTTCATCTGATTTCCTCGACCGTCCAGCCGCTGGAGGTCTTCATAGCTGGATTTCGGGGCTCGTTCGCCACGATCATAAGCCAATAACCGACGCCGGCCAGGACCAGGATAAGAGCTATGCGGAAGCCTGGAGAATGTACGGCGTAAAACAGAACCGTGACGATGACGAGCGCGGTTCCAAAGGTCATGTGGTTTGCTCCG